CTATCAAAACAAAATAAAAATGCATTATTTTTAATGGATGAACCTATGCATTCAACGCCACCAACAGAAGGATTAGCAACTGCATATGCTGTAATTGAAAATATTGGATTAAATAAAAATATAAATTTAATTATTACAACACATTTTTACAAATTAACTTCTCTTGAAGAAACATATCCTGATAATTTCATTAATTTATATGTTGAAGCAATAGAAAAAGATGATAAATTTTTCTTTCCATATAAAATTAAAAAAGGTAGTTCTTGTCAATGTATAGCAATTGAACTATTATCTAATAAAAAATTTCCAGAATCAGTAATAAATAGTGCGAAAAATATGAAAAAAATAATATGCAATAATATTTTAGATAAAACTTATGTTTAATTTAAATAACTTTAAAATTAACAATATTTATTATTATTTATTTGGTTTTTTAGGAATCATCAGTATATTAATACTTTTATATTTTTGGAGAAGAATTTCTAATTTAGTTAACACAAATGATAATCTTGAAAAAAAAAATTCATTGCTTAAAAAAGAATTAAAAAGTTTAAAAGATAATAATGATCAGTCTACTAAATCAAATTCTACTGAAATGAATGAAATTTTTGGGGATGATTCTCATAATTCTGATATTGATATTGTTATGCAAAATAATATGCATCCCACTATGATGTCTAATGATATGACAGAACAAGAAATGATGCAACAGCAAATGATGCAACAACAAATGATGCAACAACAAATGATGCAACAACAAATAATGCAACAACAAATGATGCAACAACAAATGATGGAATCAGAAATGATGGAATCAGAAATGATAAATCAAGAATTAGAAGAAGATGAATTAGAACAAGATAAAAAAGTATCAAATAATAATGAAAAAACTATTGATAATAACAATGATATAGAAGATATTGTTGATAAAATAATTAAACCAACAAATGAAGAAATATTAGAATCTACAAAAATTGTTAAACCTGTAGATTTATCGGTTAAAAAAGATAATGATGATAATACTTCAATTGTTTCTGATCAAAATAATTCAACATCTGGATATAGTAAATATAAACTAAATAAATTAACAGTTGATAAATTAAAAGAAATTTGTAGAAATAATGGAGGGTCTGATGAAGGTACAAAAGGAGTGCTTATTGATAGAATTTTAACCGAACAATATAAATAAAAAAAATTCTTTTTATCATATAGATAGTATATTAAAAATATGAAAGATAAGTCATCTAATTCAGCCCCATTAAGAATGACTGATGGTCGTGTAATGACTGATTATCGTCCAAGATGTATTGTTAATTCAGATTTAATAAATACTGTTGCTGCTAATAACTTAGTAAAAAGTAGTTATGAAACTAGAATGTATTTACAAAAAAATGCTGATAAAATTATGAATGAAGATATGAAAAAAACGATGTCTAATCTTGTTCCTGCAATTCCTTGTAAAAAACTAGTAGGAAATGGAACCTTATTGCCTGAAAAATATTTAGTTACTTGTAATGCAACATCGTGTTCTAGAACACTATTTGATGAAAATGGTTTAGGAGATGGAAGAAGAAGTGATTATTCTGAATATCAATAAAAATAAATTAATATTAAAATTTTTTTTTTAAATAATTTATATAGATAAGATATATACTATGAAATATAATAATGAATATGTTTCTGGAAATATTGAAATTTTAAATAATAAAATTAAAATTAAGGGCAATTTACTTAAAACAGTAAAAGCTCATATTATTTCTGCAAATCCACCTGATAAATTAATAAATTATAGTGGTAATTCTTTACCATTTCCTAATAGTGAAATTGCATTTGAAAATACATCAAATAAATATGAAATAAATGGTACTTCATATGATATAGAATTTTCTTATCCAAATAGTTATTACTGTACAGATAATTTAAATGAAAAAATACCACCTGCTGTTTATTTTGTAATAAATCCGGAAACAGAAGATTCAATTTCTATTAGATTTGATTTGCCTGATAAATGTAATCTAAAAACTTTAATTAATAGAAATAATATAAAACATCAACCTGATTTTTATGATTCAAAATATCAAGTTTTAAAAGTTGCTACTGCTGAAAAAACTATGTATGCTTATGCTGATTATAAAAAAATTGCAAATAAGGGCTAAATTTTTATTTTTACATTTATTAAATGTGGAAAGATATTAATAATTATATTCATATGCGTTATAATAATAAATTATATTATTCAAATTTTGGTATAATTACACATTATAATGGTTTGGGGCAATGATTCTTCTACAGTAGGTTTTTTATTTTCTCCTATAAATGTTTATAAAAATTCTTTAAATACTTAAATATAAAAATTGATTTTTTTTTTATTATATACATTTTATCTTATGTCTAAAAATTTAATAATTGTCGAAAGTTATACAAAAACTAAAACTATTACTAAATATTTAAAAGACTCTGCTAATAAATATATTGTAACTTTTTCTCAAGGACATTTTTGCGATTTACCTAAAGATAATATTGGTATTGATATTAATTCATGGAATGGAACTTATGTTATTACTAAAAAACCTATTTTAAATAATATTCGTAATCTTGTTAAAGATGTTGATAATATATATATTGCTGCTGATCCCGATACAGAGGGTGAAGCTATCGCATATCATATTAAAAATCATATAAAAGATTTAATTAAAAATAAAACTTGCTATCGTATTAAATTTAATGAAATTACTAAAAATGCTATAACAAATGCTATTCAAAATCCATTAGATATTGATATGAATTTAGTTAAAGCACAAGAAACTAGAAGATTTTTAGATAGAATTGTTGGATTTAAATTATCTCCAATTTTATGGAATAAATTTAATGATAAATTTTTAAGTGTCGGTAGAGTTCAAAGTGTCGCCTTGTTATTATGTATAGAACAATTAAATAATATTAATAATCATCAAGCTGAAAAACATTGGATTTTATCTGGTAAATTTAAATATAATAATATTAATCTCAATACTATTTCTTGTAAAATTAATGATGAAAATGCTATTAATTCTATATTAGATAATCTTGATAATATTAATAATAAATTTGATATCAATTCTTTTATTAACGAATCTTATGAATCTCCTTCTTCTCCATATACAACTACTACATTACAACAAGATGCATATAATAATTTAAGATATAGTTCTAAAAAAACAATGGAATACGCACAAAAATTATATGAAAATGGTTTAATTACTTATATGCGGACTGACTCTGTAAATTTTTCAAATGATTTTAAATATAAATTAAAAACTTATATTACTAATAATTACGGAGAAGAATATTCTGTTATTAGAAATTTTAAAAATAAAATTGCTAATTCCCAAGAAGCACATGAAGCTATTAGAATAACTGATCCTAATAAATATGATATATCAAATTCTGATGATATAACAGATTATCATATTAAATTATATAAATTAATTTGGAAACGTACTATTGCATCACAAATGAAAAAAGCTTTATACACAAATGTTAATACAGAAATTAAATGTACTAATAATCCACTCTGTAATAATTATATATTTAAATGCGAAAAATCTTTTCTTACTGATCCCGGTTTCTTAAAAATTTATAATAAAGAATCAGAAGATTATAAAGATTATTATAATAAATTAAATAAAAAATCTAATTTAATAATTGATTCATTCTTATGTACAGGTGAAATTAATGAACCCAAATCATTATATACTGAAGTATCTCTTATTAAAAAATTGGAAAAAGAAGGAATTGGAAGACCTTCTACATATTCTTCAATTATTGATAAATTATTTCAAAAAAAATATGTAAATAAAGGACCCAATCCATCTATTAATATTAATATTAATAATTTCTTAAAAAAACATAAAAAAAATATTAAAATTACTAATAAAGAAATTAAAACAGGTGGTAAAAATACTGATTTATTAGTACCTACAGACTTAGGTATTAAATCAATTCTTTATTTACAAGATATTATACCATTCTTATTAAATATTAATTTTACTTCAGAAATGGAAAATGCACTTGATAAAATATCAAATGGTGAAATAACTAAAGAAAATATTTTACAACAATTTTATAATAAAATTTTACCTATTATTGATACTAATACAAATAATAATTCTTTTAACAATACTAAAAAAACTGGTATTATTAAAAGCAAATATGGTTACTGTTATTATCATGAAAAAGATAATAGATATGTTAATATCGAACCATATTTAACATGGAAAAAAAAAACAGTTGATGATTTAGAAACAAAAGAAATAGAATTTCTTTCATCACTTCCAAAACAAGTAGAAAATAATAATTATTTACATATTGGCAAATATGGATTATATTTAAAAGATTCTAGTGGTAATAATATTAAATTAGATAAAAAAAAATGGAATGATTATATAAATTAATTCATTTTATAGTATTCTCTTTTTAAAGGTAAGGTTTTTATATTTATAAATTTATCTTACTTATTTAAAAATATTTATTAACTATTAAAATAATTTTATTACTTTTAAATAGTATAAATATTAACTATTAATAATATGAACGATATTAATACATCAAACTTTGATACTACATATCAACCTGTAGTAATAAATTATAATTCAGTTGATGAAATACCATTAGAAGTAACACAAGAAGCTAATAAAAATTATATATATTACACTAGAAAAAAAAGAAATGAACTTTTATATGAAACTGATCCTTATTTATTACCAGATTTTCCAAATATGAATGAAGAAAAATTAAATGAATTAAAAATATATAGACAAAAATTAAGAGATTATATGTCTGAATCAACTATACTTAATTATAATGGTTTTAATATTGAAAATATAACTCCTTTCCCAATTAAACCATCATTTATGAATTAGTTAAAACCATATTTCTGTAACTTGAACTTTAGCATTATTTGCATTATATATCCAACCTTTCCAACGACCTGCTGATATACCCTGTGCTGTAAAATATGGTATATAATAACTTAAACCATTATTATAGTTATATTCAAATGTACCATTGTATGTTCCTGGAGACAAACCATATCCCCAAAATGTTCCATAAGTATTGTTTATTGCTACATGTAATATACAGTTTCCTTTTAATGTTGGTATTTCCCAAGCTGTAGGATGTCCAGTCGCATAAAATTGATATGATCTAATTAATGATTGTGTATAAGTATGACCTTGCTTAACTACATCTGAACATGATACTTTACCAGTAGATCCATTTAAAAATATGCGTGCATCACCATCTGCCGCTACATACATTCCCCATCCACCACCAGAATCTGAATTAATAAAACTTGCATTTGTATGTGAATATCCTATTCCATACATATTATTTAAAGAAGTTTCATTTGGTTTATAACTACTTCCTATTACATATATAGGATTTGTTTTTTCAGAATTTGCACCAACATTATTATAAGTACCACATAAACCACCATTATTATGTGCGGATCTTCCTATCCAACCATTTACTTCTAATTTTTCTGCTGGACTAGTTGTTCCTATACCTACATTAGCATTTCCTCTTTTTACACAAATTGCTTCTCTTTCAGTATAATTATCAAACATTTTGATTTCTAATCTGTTTGAATCTCCATTATATACTATTTCACTACCATATTGTTTATTATTACTATATTCCAATAATTGTATTCCGGCTGTATCATCACCATTCATTCCAGTAATTCTTAATCTGGGGTCATGTGTTTTTACTATATTTAAAATAGTTTCTGGATTATCTGTT